ACCTTTTCAAGAGGTCTTAATTTGTCAATCATCCAATCTTCGTTTGGACCGGATCAATGCGGGCGGTCCCGTAGTTGATACGCATGGTACATTTTCCGTCCAAAATCAATTTGGTGTAGTTGTCCGGGCCTGGATCGATGACGTTACCAGGGAAGCAAAAGCGACTTTGAAACTATCGCAGCGTCCGGAGTGGAAAGGTGTAGTCGATGACATACACGCCGGAATAATCAGGAATGTTTCAGTAGGATATAATATTTACGAATTAGAGGTAGATGATACAGATCCCAACGCGTTGCCAACATATAGCGCCGTTGATTGGGAACCGGCGGAAATCTCCTTTGCCTCTGTCCCGGCAGATTACATGAGCGGGAGCCGATCAGATACACAACTTAACACAGTCACCATAAAAAGCAAAATGAAGGGAAAGGAATTGACGGAGGCGGAAAGGGCAACCCTGGCCGCCGAGAGAAAGAGAACGGCCGATATTATGACGGCCTGCCGTATGGCCGGTTTGACATTTGAATATGCACAGCAACTAATTGAAAGCGATTCAGCTTTAGAGGATGCACTTTCTCAGGTTGAACTAAAGCGCTCTGCCAGTCCGGCATTAAATGAAAATACTGTACGCGCAGAGGAACGCACACGCATTAGTGAAATTCGTAAAGCTGTACGGGTTGCCGGATTGGATGAACTCTTTGCGGAAGGATTGATCGATACCGGCATTTTATTGGATCAGGCGCGCGCAAAGATTATCGATAGAGCCGCGGAACTAAACCCCGTTACTCCACGCCCTCATTTGGGAATCTCAATGGGTGCCGACGAAAAGGATAAGAAAGCGCGCGGAATGGAAAGCTCCCTTTTACAAAGGGCAGGGGTTCTTAATGCGGAGGCGGCAGGTGATCCGGGCCAATTCAGAGGATTTACACTTATGGATTTGGCAAAAGAGACTTTAGGGGAATCAGGTGTTAATTGGCGTGGCCTTTCACAGCGTGAAATTGCTACGCGCGCACTTCAAATGTCAACCAGGGATGGCGGCGGCGGTCTTGCGTCCGGAGATTTTTCCTACATCTTGCAGAATGTCTTAAATAAGACTTTGAGAAGTATGTACGATTTGCAGGACAGGACTTTTGCACCCTGGACCCGGAAATCCAACGCGACAGACTTTAAAAACATCCTGCGCACACAATTAAACGACCTGAAACTAACCAAAGTACAGGAAGGAGGCGAATACACATTTGCCCAAACTGCGGACAGCGGAGAGGTTTACAAGGTTGCGAAATACGGTAAGATTGTAAATATCGATTGGGAGGCTGTCATAAACGACGACCTCAATGCGTTCTCCCGCGTACCTGCATTCTTGGCTGGTGCTGTAGCGCAATTGCAGGCTGATTTAATTTATCAGATAGTAACCGGTCCGCACCTGATGGGAGACGGAAACCAATTGTTCGACGTGAACAACCACGGCAATTTTACAACAGTAGGTACAGACATTACGGTAGCAAGTTTAGGACTTGCACGGAAAATGATGCGGCAACAAAAAAGCCCTGGTAATAACGTATTGAATATTACACCTAAGTTCCTGGTATGTGGTCCGAATAAAGAACAAGTGGCATTACAATATACATCACAGAATTACGTGGCGACTAAGAGTGCTGATATTAACGTGTGGGTGGGTATGATGCGCCCGATTGTGGACGCAAGGATAACTGATAATTCCTGGTTACTGATCGCAGATCCTTTGTTGATTGATACCGTCGAATACGCAACATTGGACGGTCAGGACATTTACACAGAAAGCCGCTACGGATTTGACGTTGATGCGTTGCAATGGAAAGTGAGGACAGTTTTCGGAGCGAAGGCAATCGAATGGCGCAGCCTGTATAAAAATGCCGGTGCATAATTTATAATCAATCAAATAAGGGAAAGTGAATACACAAATAAATAAGGGTAAAGCGATTGAAATAATTACGGCCGTAGCCCTGAACAGTGGACAGCCGGTCCTGGTTGGTTCATTGGTTGGCATTAGTGCAAATCGATATAATATCGGTGATACGGCGGTTATTTGGCTTCTCGGTACACACCAAATATCTAAAGCTGCGGAAGCCTGGACACCGGGGAGTAAACTTTATTGGGATAATACAAACAACGATTTTACACAAACACAGGGCGCGAACACCTTCGCAGGATATGCCGCCGCGGCAGCGTTGCAGACTGATCCTACCGGCTTAATCCTCTTGCGCCAATAATGGGGGCTAATCTTTTCGACGGTATCCAAGTTGCAACCTACAACATAGTTTTAAATACAATGGGCTATGTCGCAACCTGGATACCGTCAAACGGGAGCGGTTCACAATCAGGGCTAGTCCTTTTCAATCAACCAACACAACGGGAGGACATTAGTGATGAAGAATATGCAGCCGTGTCAACAAAGTTGGAGTATTTGGCGGGCGTTTTCCCTGGGCTTTACGAGGCCATAAGCGGAGGAAGCAGCGAACCTTTAACCGTGGCCGGTTTGGATTTCTACGGATATAAGGCTGACAGAAAATTTGACGGGAAAACAATTATTGTACACTTAGAGCCGAAACGATAAAGAGGGATGGACTTAGGGGCGATTCAGTCAAATATTGCAACGCAGTTAACAGGAGCTTTTTCAGGAACACCATTTACAACGCAGGTATTACCGGAGGGTGACGCAGGCTATCAACGTGCTGTACCAGACGCACTAGCCTATATTGTTTATACCAGTAGCGAAACTGTTGGCCTTATAAGTACGGATCCCATTGTACAACATCGACGTTTGAAATTCAATGTAGAATGTTACGGCCGTTTGCTATATGGTCCTGCGGGTCTTTTTCAACTTCGAAACCTGGTTGAATCTGCATTGATCGGGTATAAGCCGCTCAATTGTGACAGGCTGTACTTGGTTAAGGATGAAATAGGGCGCGGTGACGATGGGATTTGGTCGCATGTGTATAGCCTGGAATGTATGACCATATTAGCGCAAGATAATTTCTCTGAGCCTATTGTAATCCCTTCCCTCATAAGTGTAAGCGATAGCGAATAAAAAGAATGAAAACATATTTATACAACGGCGCCGCCGATCATAACGCGACTATCCGGATTGACGGTAAGGCGTTAGACATAAGACTTTCAAAGGGACAAACGGTGTCTTTGCCGGTGGATCATCCGCATATAAAATCGCTCGTATTTGCCGGATTGTTAACGGAGGTCACTAATACTAAAAATTAAGAATGCCAACTACATATTTACACGGGGTTGAAACGCAGGAATCAGAGATAGGCGGCCAAACTATTCAGATAGTTAAATCGGCCGTAATTGCCTTGTTCGGTGTTGCGCCACAAGGTCCGGTTAATACCTTAACGCTTTGCTTTAATGAAAAGGATGACGCTCAATTTGGTGTGTCTGTACCCGGATTCAATATCCCGAAATCATTACAGATTATACGCTCAATTGCCGGCAGTTGTCCGGTGATGGTCGTCAATACTTTTAATGCGGCGACTAACCTAACCCAAACGACTGACGAGGTACAACAAGTGGCAAACGGGGAGTTCTCCCTGGCTGCGGCTCCAATAGGGGCAGTCGTCTTGAAAAATGCCGATGGAACGCCCGCAACCATTCAATTAGGCACTGATTATACTATTGATGCATACGGGAACTTTACGGCTATCAGCGCCAATGTTACCAATGGGACAGGCTTCAAAGTAAGCTATAAAACCATAAACGCGACAAGTGTAACAGTAAATCAATTAGTGGGCGGGATCGATATTAACGGAGTCCGTACCGGTCTTTCTTTGTATGATTTAGCGTATAACACCTACGGATACAAACCGAAAATATTTATCGCCCCAACGTATGCAAGTCTATCGGGTATTGTTTCGGCAATGGCTACGGCTGCGGCAAAACAACGGGCTGTTTATTTGGTAGATGCTCCCTATGGTACAACTGTCTCCGGTGCAATTGCAGGACGTGGTTTATATGGCAATATTGTTTTCAATACGGCAGATCCGCGCGCCTGCCTGCTATATCCTTATCTAAAGAGTTACGACGATGCTACACAGGCCGATGCGCCATATCCATATTCCGCATTTATGGCCGGAGTTATTGTTACCACGGATTTAAATCTAGGGTATTGGTATTCTCCCAGCAATAAGCAGATAACGAATGCAACCGGTATCGAGCGGATGATAGAATGGTCATTGAATGATGCAGGATGCGAAGCGAACCAGTTAAACGCGGCCGGGATCATCACCATTGCCGCAGGATATGGGACCGGGTTTCTTGCCTGGGGCAATCGGAATGCTTCTTTTCCTACGTCTTCTTCTGTAAAAAACTTTATTAGCCTACGGCGTACGGATGACATGGTAGCAGAAAGCATGGAGCTTGCCGCTCTTCCATATTTGGATTTGCCGATCACGCAGGGTTTAATTGATGCTATGCGTGAAGCCGGTAACGCCCTGATCAGATCATTA